GTGAAGAGAGAGGGCACATCCTTACGTATAGCAAAAAAGACCGGCCACGAAGAATATGAGAGTCAATCTAAATTAAGAACATCATTCTTTCAAAAAATTAATGGGGAGTGTCTATTCATAGTCTGCGGCGCAGAGGCAATTTCGGGCTTGACTTTGAGAATCCTTGAAAAATTTTCCGGGTCAAAAATTGAGATTTTATACATTAAGCCAGACACTAGCTTATTACCAGAAATTAAGGCTCTTCAAGAGCGCGCCACGTTTAATGTTCTACAACAATATGCACGCTCTGGTTTATTCGAGAAAATGTATGTAATCGAGAATCTAAAATTAGAAAATATTCTAGGAGAGGTCCAGATTATAGGCTATCATGACAAGTTAAATGAGTTGTTAGTTTCGACTATTCATATGATTAATGTTTATAAGAATTCTAATTCTGAAATGGATACTTTCTCTTCTTCTATGCCCACCGCAAGGATAGCCACTATCGGATTAGTAGATTATGAGACTGGTGAAGAAAAATTATTTTATGATATAGATATGCCCAGAGAGAAAGTATATTATTATGCCATCAACAAAGAACAACTAGCCACCGATGGAACTTTGTTTAAAAAAATCAAAACACAAGTTAAATCTCAAATTAAAGATGAATATGTAAAAATATCTTATGGAGTATTCTCAACAGAATATGACGAGAATTATGTCTATAGTATGGTTAACGCTTCTTTTGTTCAGGAACAAAAAATTAATTAATTAAGCCTTGACAACAGCGAGAACATGTTATATGATGAGTATACATGTTTGGGAGATTTGCCAAGCATGCTTATAAAAGGAAAATATTATGGGAATTAATATGTCAAAAATGAGAGAGAAGCTATCCTCTCTCAACAGTAGAGACGGTTCAAAGAATAACTTCTGGCGACCGCAAGATGGCGACACAACCATTAGGGTTGTACCTACTTCTGATGGAGATCCGTTCAAAGAGAACTGGTTTCATTATAACGTAGGTAACGCACCAGGCTTCATGTGCCCGAAGAAGAACTTTGGGGAAGATTGTCCTGTGTGTAGTTTTGTTCGGAACCTTTATAATGATGGTGACGAAGCTAGTATTAAGATGGCTAAGAACTTCAACGCTCGCCAGCGTTTCTTCGCTCCAGTACTGGTTAGAGACACTGAGCCAGCAGGAGTTCAGGTGTGGGGCTTCGGCCGCACGGTGTATTCCGATCTGCTTAATCTGGTATTGAATCCCGATTATGGTGATATCACCGACGTAGAACAGGGTACTGATTTGGTTATAACTTATGGGAAGGCGCCTGGGCAGGCGTTTCCACAAACCAATATTACTCCCCGCCGGAAGTCGTCTACTCTTCACAGTGACGAGGCTGTAGTAAAGGAATTGTTAGACAACATTCCTGATTTCACAGAACTGTTTGAGAAGAAGACTACCGCAGAGGTCCAGGCCATTTTAGATAATTATCTTTTGGACGAGGACAGTGAGGATACTGATGACACATCTTCCGAGACGAAGAAGTTCGGTTCATCAAAGAATCCTGACGAAACTAATTCAGTCGATAAAGCTTTTGAAGAGCTGTTAGGCTGATTGGTGGCGCCGCGCGAGAAATAATAAATACTATATTCCCCCTATAGTTGCTTTACATTTTCGCGCGGCGCTCTTTTACTATATAGGGTATTATTTTGGCAAAGAATAAGAAAATTAAGACCGGTCGCCTCTCAGTTAGTGAGATGCGGAAATTAATTAATAAGAAGGTCGGCTTAGACGTAGCGCACAACTTGGGGAAGGATAATCCTACCGAAGTTAAGGAGTGGATCCCCACAGGATCTCGATGGTTGGACTCTATAATATGTAGAGGAAAACTAGCGGGAATACCAGTTGGTAAGATATCTGAGATCGCCGGCCTGGAATCTACAGGTAAGTCTTTCTTAGCCGCTCAATGTGCAGCAAACGCACAAAAAATGGGTATTGATGTGGTTTATTTCGATAGCGAGTCTGCTATCGACCCCACTTTTCTAGAGAAAGCGGGCTGTAATTTGGATACTCTATTATATGTTCAGGCCAATAGTGTTGAATTCGTGCTTGAAACTATTGAAGACTTGTTGGAGAGCAACGAGAGCAAAATGCTTTTCATTTGGGATAGCCTTGCGCTTACTCCGTCGGTAGCGGATCAGGAAGGGGACTTTAATCCTCTCTCATCGATGGCTGTGAAGCCGCGTATCCTCTCCAAAGGGATGGCGAAGCTCGTACAGCCTATTGCCAATGCAAACGCGACACTGCTCGTCCTGAACCAGCTCAAGACAAACATCACTAGCAACGTAGCAGAAGCCATGACAACGCCGTACTTTACGCCAGGAGGGAAGGCTATGCACTATGCTTATAGTCTTAGAGTCTGGCTGACTGGCAGAAAAGCAAAGGCTTCTTTTGTTCAGGATGACAAAGGGTTTAGAATAGGCTCTGAAGTAAAAGTCAAATTAGAGAAATCTAGGTTCGGCACTCAAGGAAGGCAATGTAATTTTAAGATTCTCTGGGGTGATGAAGTCGGAGTGCAGGACGAAGAGTCTTGGCTTGAGGCGATCAGAGGCTCCGAACACATACACTCAGGAGGAGCTTGGTATACTTTGGAATATTCAGATGGTACTACAGACAAGTTCCAGTCCTCTAGATGGGTTGAAAAGCTCCAGGAAGAAAAGTTCAAGGGCCGGATCTTAGAGCTTATGGATGAGGAAGTAATCCTGAAATTTCGAGATAAAACAGGCAATGCTGCTGATTTCTATGGCATAGAAGCGTAACCGCAACTATTTATAACATAGGAGTTTATCCTCTGTGTTAAAAAGACGACAAGTTAGAAAGCTTTTGATCGAAGCCCTAGGCGGTGCTAGTGAAAACATGTTCCGCGCAACTGCCCTTCTTCGATCAGATAGTAACCAAAACATAACTGATATTTTAGATCAGCTAAGAGCAATTTGTGATATTACTATCGTGAACTTGCCGGAGCCCTCTAAAAAATTATCAAAATATGTTGATATGTCAAAATTGAATATCAAATTTTTATTAACTACGCCGTCTATCAAGCAAGAAGTAAAGCAATTAGTCGCTTCCGCTAACTCTGTATCGGGAGTGTTCTCGTTCAGAATAAAACACATAGAAAAAATCGAAAAATAACAGGATATCTTAATGTCTCCTAAAAGACTATTGATTGTAGACATGTTAAACATGTTCTACCGGGCCTATATTGTAGACCCATCGCTCTCTACAAACGGAGCACCAATTGGCGGCCTGAAAGGCACGCTTAAAATTTTACAAAAGCTGATAAGAGAATCAAATCCAGACAAAGTGGTTGTTTGCTGGGACGGCGCCGGCGGCTCTAGGAAAAGAAGATCCTTAAAAAAGGATTATAAGGCAGGCAGGAAGCCAATAAGGCTGAATAGGTCAGTGCGTACTATGTCGGAATCCGAAGAAGTTGAGAATAAATTTTGGCAGCAGGGAAGGTTAATAGAGTACATTAACAGTATGCCGATAGCTCAACTTATGTATGAGGACATTGAAGCAGATGACATAATCGCTTACATTAAGGCGATGCCTCATTACAGAGACTGGCAAAAGGTGATTATATCCAGCGACAAAGATTTCTTTCAGCTTTTAGATGAGAACACTATTCTTCACAGGCCTGTACAAAAAGAGTTCCTAAGCAGGATTAATATTTTAGAAAAGTATGAAATTCATCCTAATAACTTTACGTTAGCCCGAGCGATAGCAGGGGACAAGAGTGACAATTTACCAGGCATCCCAGGGGCCGGCCTTAAGACAATTAAAAATAGGTTTCCGTTTTTGCGAGATGAAAAGAACTATACATTAACTGATATATTTAATCACTGTAAAGAGAATTCTGATTCGAAAATAAAAATTTACAGTCGTATTTTAGAAGATGAGGACACGGTAAAATTAAACTATAAAATGATGCAGCTTTATTCACCAAGCATTAGTGCAACCACAAAGAAGAAAATTAAAAATATTGTTTTAGAGGCTGACAACTCTTTTAATAAAACTGAAATTGTAAAACTTATGATGCGAGATGGCTTCGGAGACTTTAATTGGAGTGACCTTTCGCAGAAACTAAGAAAGATATCAGTTGAATGTA